ATTTTTTCTTTTAAAGAATTAGAAGGTTTGCTTAATTTAAGACCTTTTGTTAATACTAAACGATTTATTCCAACAGAAAAGAAAGATTATTCGTGGTTAAGTTATGAATGGCAAACTGATAAAACATCGGTACCTGTATCTGTTATAAAAGAAGTAATAAAAAAAGACGTAGTATATATACGTGATTGCGGCAGGGCTAATAAAAAAATAAATAATAATTGTAAACAGTTGGAAAAAATATTTAACAGACCTGTAGATTGTCATATCTTTTTTTCTTTTAAAAGAAACGTTATGGGGTTTAATAAACATAATGACTCATCTAATAATTTTATTGTTTTATGTGAAGGTAAAATTAAAGTTGAAGTTTGGAATGATTCTAAAGTAACTAGGATAATGAATCCTGGAGAATATGTTTTTATTCCTAGCCATACGGATCATAGAATAATACCTTTATCAGACAAAAGATTAAGTTGCAGTTTTCCCATCGTAGAACATAAAAGCGCTTTTGATGAAAGAGAATGGTTAACACTATGACATACGACCATAAAATATCAGATTTAAAATATAAAATTAAAGGACTAGTTCCTAAAAATGTTTGCGATAAACTTATAGAAATATATAAAAAATACCCTGATTTAACAGGTACAGAAGGAAGCTATAAATACAAATCAAGTAAAATAGAACATGATAACTTTATGTGTTTAAATTTATCTTGCATAGACAATCCTAACGAAGACATTTCTTATGCTTTAAAAACAGCTCAACAATATATAAACATTATGATTACAAATTATGTTATGTATATTAAATCAACAAAGATTGGACCTACTTTTAATGATTACTTAATTAAATCTAGTAGGAATATTAGAATAATAAAATATGAAGAAGGTCAATTAATTAAAGATCATACTGATGCGGGTAAAACAGAAAGAGCTTCTTGTACATTAAATTTAAATGAAGATTACGAAGGCGGAGAATTTAGATTTTTTAACGGTCAAATAAAAGAATCTTTTAAAACAGGGGACGCTATGATTTTCCCTGCAGAACCTATTTGGATACATGGAACTGACCCTGTAACCAAAGGAACACGTTATTGCATAAATTGTTTTTTACACGGATGAAATTAGTATATCACATACCCAATCAATTATATTATATCGACAATTTTCTAGATGATGAAACCTATAAAGGTATTCATAAAGCCATTATAAAAGAACGTAAGAAAATAAATTTAATTTCTTCTAAAGGAATATGGTCGGAAGATTTAATAACTAATATAATTCCACCTAAAAGAGTCGAAGTTTCTAACTACCCTCCATTTGAAAAATTAAAAACATTAACTCGTTATAATCAATTTTATCAATTGAAAGTAAAAAAGATGACTACAACTATTCATTACATGGAAAAGGGAGCTGGTATAAATTGGCACGATGATGGTGATTGGACCTATGGAGCTACGTATTATGTGAACCATAGATGGAATACGCAGTTTGGTGGAGAATTAATGTTTACTTCTGGTAATGGTCATGGTTATATACCTGTAAGAGGTAACTCTTTAGTAATACTAAAGTCGCCCATAGATCATAAAGTCAACCCTGTTTTAAGTCCACTTATGCCTCGCATCTCTGTACAAATGTTTATTTCATGATATTAATAATTAATTATGGAGAATAAGATGAAAGAAAAAACTGTTAGCATTAAAAATTTTATTGGTGTGTATGATAATTATATTACTCCCCAAGAATGTAATAAAGCTATTAAATTATACGAGGATGAAACTAAATTAAAACATACCTTAAGTAGAATAGGTTCTGAACAAGCAAGTATTTTAAATAAACAAGATGCTCAATTGTTTACAGGTGCAGCCAATATAGATGTTTGGTGGGAAACATTAAAACCAATGATGTTTAACTTTGATATGGCTTGGAAACATTACACAGAAATTACTGGGGCTAATGAAGCATATGGAAATGATTTTCATTTTACTCAATTAAAATTACAAAAAACTCTTCCTACTGAAGGGTATCACATCTGGCATCTAGAGCACAATAAAGGATTTGATAACGAAGCAAGAGCTTTTGTTTTTTCTATTTATTTAAATGATGTTGAAGACGGTGGTGAAACAGAATTCTTACATTTTTCTCAAAGAGTAAAACCAAAAACAGGTAGAATAGTTATCTGGCCTGCTGGGTTTCCCTATGTTCATAGAGGCAATCCACCTTTATCAGGGGAAAAATATATCTTAACATCTTGGTTAATGCTCAGATGATGAATACTTATAACCTGTTTACTGTACGCGTATTTCACGGTAAAATTATTGTTCCTATCGACATACAC